ATGTCTCAAAGAAAGTTGGCATACGGCGAACGAAAAGTTCACGACCGTTTTTGTCTGTGACTACTTCGTATCTTTTTGTGCTGTCAATTGCGTTGTCTGCCATCTTTAGTATCCAGCACCACTAACTGTTCCTGTTGAAGTGGATCCTGATACTGCTGATGTAGACCTTGTAGTCGTTGTTGTTGAAGTGGTCGATGTTACAACTGTTCCTGATGCTTGGAGTTGGTTTGCTCCTATGGCATCAATTATTGATACATCATCAACGGTGGCCCCACTAATGAATATTTCGTTTGATGTTCCTGATATTTGAAATAATGATCCAAACACTTGTCCTGTTTGATTTGGTACTATTACAACTGTTAATAAATGCGGTGCTAGTCTATTGTGAACGTGTGCCGCAAGTTCTGTAAAGTAAAAAGAATCTCCAAAATCAAAATTATTCAATGCAAAAAATTGATCTATTGTATCAACAACCATTGTTTTTATAATTGCATTTGAGATATTTGATTCAGGATTTTTTACAACTTTAAATGTTGCTTGAAATTCTTCTTCTGATTTTGTTCCAAATAATATTTTGTAAGATACAGGATGATAAATTATTTGATCTGATAATCCTTTTACTGGATTTAATTTGTTTGAATAACTTATTCTTAATTGATCCGATGTACTCGGTGCTGGTTTTGTGCCACCTTGTTTAAGCCATTTTCTAAATAATGTATCATAAGATCTTTCTAATAGATATATGTCAACTATGTTTGATACCGAAGGATCTATTCTTGTATTGTTTCCAGCAAAATGCTGATACTGGAAGTACAATGACGATCTTCCTTTTCGTGCATAATAATCTGTTGTTGTAACTAAAGAATTTGTTGTAGAACTATACTTTTTAATTACGTTTTCTGCTGTGTCGTAAAAATAAAATAACTGTCCGTCTGTATATGATCCAGGTAATGTAATACTAGATTCGTTCTGCGTTACGATAAAATTAGTTGCACCATACGGTCTCCATCTTTCAATGTTGTTATCTGTTGATATGAATTTTTCATAGAACACCCATTTAGTTGCTTCGCTTAATGTAGGCTCAATCATTATTTCAAATAATTCAGGATTATCAACAACACCGTCATCGTCTGAATCAAAGAAACCAACTTTTACTTTTCTGTTATCTTGATACCCATCTGCTTCTGATATAGTGTCAACTACTTGCCAAACATTTGGATAACCTACTGCGTTTCCTGTACTAACAAGTGTATTGTTTTTTAATAGTTTAATTGTATCTTTTTTGGTTTGTCCTGATGTATAATCGTAAATTTTTTCTTGTGGATCAAAATGAAATTTGTTTTGTCCTGCTGATTCAAATATGTAATCTAATTTTCTGTATGATACTGTGTATGTTGATCCGTCATTAGTAAAATTAAACCACCAACTTTGATCTAAATTTGTTCCTGATTCATCTCCCGCAAACCCTAAACTAAACGTATTGTTTGAACTAACATCTGTTGTTTTAATAACTTTCCATGTACCTGTTGTTTCGTCATACCTCAATGCAAAATTTTCATATGCTGTAATTCTATTTTGTAGATCTGCTTTTAATGTTGTACCTAATGCTGTTGCTAGTTGTGGAATAACTGCTTTTACGACTGCATTGTCTGGAATAACATCTGCTAATGTTATTGGTCCTAATCCCGACTCTAAATTTCCAACACCACCGTTTGCTCCATCTCCAACAACTGAGGCTATTTTTGCCCAATGTCTATCTTGTGCTTCGTCTGTTGCTGAATCAACTAATTTTCCATTTTTAAATTTTCTCGTATCCGGTGAAGTAAATTTAACTAACGCACCTGGTTTTATGTATTTTAAATTTGATGTTGCATATTGACCTACTACTAAAGGACCAGCCGAATAAATGTATCCAGTGTTTGTGTTCGTACTTGTTGTTGTACTGTTCCAAGACGTTGTTAACAATGAGAGATCTTTTGCTCCATACTTGTTATAATAAAACTGTCTTGAGTATGGTAATTTTATTTTTGTTTCTATTTTTGTGTTAAGTGTGTTAAGAATATCATTCTTGTTATTAAATGTAAAAGTAAATGAAGGTAATGTTTCTTCTTTATAAAGAACACCGTCATCGGCAATTACATTAACATTTGAATATGATCCTGTTGGGTCAACAATTTCTTTTGCTCTTGATATACCCGACGCTGTTCTGTTAACAGATCTAATTTTAATAATTTCTTGTGACGCTTTTAACGGTACAACATTGTAATCTTCTGCTGTAATCATTCTATCTTGTGAATAATAAACCTGTGGTGCTTTTTCTCTAATTGATGCACTTGATTCTGATTGTGCAGAATTATAAAGTGTTTGTTGCAAACTTGCTCCAACAGTTAATGTTTGATTTGCGCCATTCTTATCTAAGTATGGAATATTAAATTGTATACTTTGCATATCTGCAGGTTGAATTGTGTATCTTTCATTAGCACTTGTTCTGTAGTATGCTCTGAATCTTCCCATAGGAATATCTGCAAAGTTGCCATCGCCAAATACTAGATCAACACTATCATTTGCTCTAGTAACTGTGTTGTAAATATTTCTCACACTTGATTCAACTGAATTATAAATTGCGTTGTTACCTGCAAGTGCTGGAACGTTTTTCCATAAAGAATAAGGTTGGCCAAAATCATCTAATTGCCATAACCAGACGTCTGAATCATTAATATTATTAGCACCTAACGGTTGTACTAAATTTGTTGTTGAATCTGTTATTGTAAAATCTTCTGCTTGTAATGTTCCTTCTTTGAACAAAGCAAAAAATCCTGTGTTGTTTGACGAATCACCTGCGCCGTCAGTCCTATATACGTATGAGAACGAACCACCTGGTAGGGGTAATCTTTCATAAATGTAATCTTGTTTAAGTATTGTTGATGGAACAATTTCAAATTTTCTTGTTATACCGCTCACCGGTCTTGAAAAAGTATACATTGGTACATCTGTATTGCTAGATCTTGTTGCGTAAATTTCTGTAGATATGTTTCCGATCTTACCTGACTCTAATGGTTTTCCAAAAGTCTGTCCTGTTTGATTTAATCCTTCAAGAATATTAATAAAGTGTTCTCTGTAATTTGGATTTGCCGCATCATTCCAACGTATTGTTAATCCTGCTAGACTTTGTCCTGCACTATCTTTTATTTCTTCTGTGGTTGATACTGATGTAAATTTTAACATTCCAACTGCCGGTTTATTTCTAGCGGCATTGTAGTTGATAAGTCTTGCTAATCTTAAAACTGAATCTCTTCTTGATGCTGTTTCTAGGAAATTTTCTCTTGCATTTAAATCAACTCTGAACGATAATGATTGTGCCACATAAGCAATTAGATCTAATAGTGCAACATACTCAGAACTTTCAACAAAGTCGTTAAAATCATCTGGATAATTTTCTTGCAGATATGCAACCATAGTTCTACGCATGGTTTCAAAATCATAAGATTTGAAATCCGCTGATTGGAAAGCAGTATAGATCTTTCTCCAATCCTCTGCTACTAATAATCTGTTTTGTCTTTTTGTGGCCATAATACTTTATAAACGATATTTATAGTATTAATTATGTGCGTATATTAAGATAGGCGTAAAGATGTATCTCTGTCGAATTTGAATACCAACTTTTCAGTGATATTGTACGGAACATATGTCAAAGACGCCTGAATTGCAATACCGTGCTCATATTCTTCTACTATAATTTCATTAGTTGCTAGACGCTGATCTGCATTTAATTGCTCAGTTACGTCATCAATAATTAATTGTCTTGTTGCTTCTGTTAATGGCTCAAATAAGGCATCGTATATAATAGTACCAAAAGCAGGATTTTCTACTCGTTCACCTTTTCTCACAGACAATCTGTTCATTAAATCTTGTTTGATTAACTCAAAATCATACAATTTAAAGTTGGAATTATCTGCACGTGAACTAAACCCTTTGTATGCATTTCCTCTTTTAGGTATGTTGTTTTTCTCGTCAGCCATTATTCATTGTCCTTTTTATTTTTTCTTCTGCCAACCCCAACCTTCGCCGGATTGTGCTTTTTTTAATGCTTCGTCTTGTGCTTTTTTAAAGTTTTCTTTACCACCCCATTCAGCATACATATCGTCACTATATAACTTATCAATATCATAAGATCCACTACTTGAACCAGTACTACTAGTATCAATATTTGAAAACATATCTGTATCAAACCCAAATATTTTTCCTATGTTTTTACTCACTGATGCTAAATTTTTGCCCAGTTTGTCTTTTATTGTATTAGTTTCAGTAACTGCAACCACTTTATTTCCTACTATATGTTTGTGTACACTCTTTATCTTATTTACATCAACTGAGATTGACTCTTTTGTGATCGGGCCTTCTAGATGTGGTGAAACTATGGTTTCTGAATTTTTAACTATGGAATCTCCTAACACATTGGCAATACTTTTTGCACCTTCTGTTAATTTAGATAAATCTCCATCTAACGGAAGATTTTTAGTTTTGATTAGTTTTGATAGATCACCTTTTACGTTCAACAATCCATCTGTGTTTACAAAAACTTTATCTTTGAACATATTTGTTGCATCACCTGAAACCAACGAATCTACAGATTCTTTAAACATAGACGAAATTTCATTTGCCGACGATTTTATTTTATTAATATCAAACGGACCAACTGGTTTAATATCTTTTCCAAAATTATTCCATGGACCTGGAGCCTCTGGTTTTGCGTTTGCTAGATCAAATACTTTGGCATAATCTTTTGCAAATGATTCTGCAACTGATTGAATTTTTTCTATATCAATTGATTTTTCTAAATTCAAAGATTTAATCTTTTCTTCCAAATCTGCTTTTACTTGATCTGCTTTGATAACTTCATTTGAACTTGTTCTGTTTGATTGTGCAATACTTTCTGCATTATCAGGATTTTTAGATTTTGCTACAACATCATTGTCTGTTGCTGACGCACCTGCAAATGTATTCATGCCTCTTGTTAATCCATAATGATATTCAAATGGCTCGTGTGTTGGTACTCTCATACCGTCCATAGACTCGTTGATGCCATCTTCCCATTTTAAAGGTTTTGGTTTAATTTTATTAGCAGAATTAACATCACCAATCGGTGTAACCAACGTATTTGTTCCTGCTGGATCTTCAGATAATAAATCTGTTCTTACTAAATTTTTAACAACTTCTGCGTTCGGTGTAATTGTGTTATGGTGAACCTGTGTACCTGCAAGGTGAACCTGTCCTCCGGAATGATGTTCTTGACCTGTACCTGCGTAAGATAATATTGCGCCTGCTGGTGCTTTAGTTGATAGCGACCCTCCAACTGCGTGTAATTTTATATCATTATCTGCAATTTGCTGAATGTCTCTTCCGTCAACAACAATTTTATCTTTTGCTTTCATTTTAATTTGTCCTTTGGCAAACATATTAATATTTGCATCACTATGAAAGTTTATGTTGTTTGTTGAACGTACATTTAATCCACCACCTGCGTATATGTCAATTGCTCCGTTGGCCGCTAATTGTACCCAAGATTCTCCTGTAGCAGATCCAATATAAATTACTCCTTCTGTGTCATGTAATAGTATTTGATGACCTGTTGAAGTTCTTAATCTAATATGTTGATTGTCTTGTTGGTAATCACCATCGTCCATAACAAATGTATGTCCGGGTAATCTGTTTACTTCTTGGTCTTGTGGATTATCTATTGCACCTAACTTGTATTTTTTTGCTGATGGAGATCTGTCTAACGGTCCTGGTGTACTAATACCAAACACTGTACTAGGAGATTCTCTTCTTGCTGATGACGTTGTTGTTCCTCTAACATCATCTTGTATCAGTCCTTGCTTTCTTAATGTTTCTGCAATCGGGTGTATGGGTTTTGAAATCTTATCGTAATTTCCGCCATTAACATTCCATGCTCTTTTGTTTACTTCTCCTGCAGGCACAGAACTTGTACCATACACAGTTTCTTTTGATAATCCTGCTGAATGATGACCTTTTACATCTTTTGTTTTAGTTTGTTCAGATGCCGCGATGCCAGGAACCATGTGATTTGCATATGCATCTTGAATACATCCTATCCAAAATGCTTGATCAATTTTTCCTTCTGCAAAAATTACAAGTACTCTAGTATCTATGTCTGGCGGAGTTGCCCACATACCATAAGAGTGTTGTGTGTTTGCATAATCGTAAGGATCAGATTTGTTAGTTGCGTTCAAACTTTTTACACCATAGAACGGTGTTAGATATTGACAAGTTACTAGATCAGATTGTGCAGGTTCAGTTGTTTTTGATAGAGCAGGAATAACAACTTTAATCCTACCCATTTTCTCTGGATCATAATTTTGTTTTACAATAGCAACATAAGGACCTGAATCTATACTTGTATACGACTCTTCTTTTTTTGGTGCTTTAGTAGTTGCTACATCTCCACTTAAATGAATATTTGCCATCTGCTTATAATCCTCCTAACACATGACCGTATGGTTTGCCTGTTTTTGGATCAATCATAATTCTTTTGTTGTTGTACTGTGCTGTTTTTTGTTTTACCAAAGGATCGTGCTTGTTGCCTTTAGTTTCTACTGTGTGTTTCACACCTTCTGAAACTGTGTGTTGGAATTGATCTGTGTTCATCATAATTTTTGCATCTTCAATAGTGATATCATCTGAACTAGGATCATGAGGCTGTGTTGCAACTGTGTGCATTTTTCCATCAGGATGCCATCTTGATTGTGCGTTTTCACTGTATGAGAACGTACCGTTTGTTTTCTTTGACGTATCACCTTTAGGAATTTCAGGTTCAATGGAAGGATATGCTGTTGCATTTACTCCACCTTGGTTTTTAATTCTTATCATGTGAATGTCTTGTGTAAATCTTCCTTCTTCAAAGTTGCTGTCTACTTTATATACTTTATACAATCCCGAAAACCTAACATCTTTTCCTGATTCAGCAAAATTGTATTTTCCTGATTTTTCATTAAAGTCTGTTGGAAATTTAAAATCAAGTGTGCATAAAGGCTCTGCTTCGTCAAGAGAGAATGATCCTGTTTCTTCGCTCCATGTGTTTCCTTTTATGGTTCCCCATTTTTTAGATACCATAACAGGATTTTTTGGATCATAGTTTGGCTCGTATGCCATTGGTATGTATTGATCCGATCCTATCCATGCTGGATCACCCATTATATTCATTGTTACTTTTATCATGTCTGCTAAAGGATTAGTTAGATAATCATAAAACTCTCTTGTTTTTGCAGACTTTTTATCGCTGTCAGACTCTCCGTTATTGACCGAACCCGACGATACTGGATGACTTCTGACTCCAAACAATTCATTTCCATATACGCCATCTCTGCCTACTATTGTTTTATCTTTTTTCTTGTCATTAAAATCTTTAATTTCTTTACTGTCATGATCTAGTGTATTAGCATCAGACATTCTTGCTTGAAAAAATGCATACTTGTAATTGATGTTTAGATCTAGTACATCTAAATTTTGACCTGTATAGATGTAATTGTATTTTTTCTTAACTAATTTCCCCCATTTGCCTGCACCGGTCAACCCTGGTGCAACAAAATTTCCTATATGTATAAGATATGGTTGTATGTGATAGTGTATTGTTTTTCTATGCATCTTATTGATACCATCTAAATCAGAATGTGTGTAAACACTGGTAATAATTTTAAACCATGGCACATACTCTTTCATAACTGCTTTGTCGGCCGAACCTGGCACACCACCTTTGTATTCTGGTCTTTGTGATGCATCCATAGTTTTTTTCCAATACTTTTCTACAAAGTCTGTTGCTATGTCATTGTATGCATCAGTACGCATCATTATGGCTTCAATTGTTGCAGGTATTGATGAATTATCTTTCATTTGTAAAGCCTTGATTGCTGGAGTATTTTTTATAATTGCATTCTGTAATCCAACATCAACACCTTCAAACTTTTTGTAATCAATTTTCTTTGATCCTATAGGCGGCAAATCAAATTTTCCAATATTCCAGAAAGTCATGGGATCTCCAGACGATTCTACTTTTTGACCTGCAAAATAAGGATCGTATGTTATTCTGTATTCGTCTTTAAATTCTCTTTGTTTTTTTGTTATTTCAGTATCTTGTATTTTGTCTATGCCGTTTATTATGGACTCAAACTGTTCTGCTATATTTCTTCCTGTTACTTCGATTGGTCCTCTAACGTAGTTAAATCTGTTAACCATTGCAAACTCTGTGTAAGGTACAGCAGTCAGAGTATACTTCGAACCTCCTTGGTTTATATCAACTGTTGAGTTTACTAGTTTGATTGGATATTGTTTTTTTGTTAACCCCGGAACGCCTTTAACTACATTGCCTTTTGAATCATAACCTACAAATTCTAGTGTTAATAAAAATGGTGCATCCATGTGATCTATGTAACCACAATTAAGAGCCGCTCCACGTAGTTTTTCGTACAATGTTACACCAAATGGTTCGGACAACTCAAAATCTATCTTGGTAAAATTCATTAGTTTTCTATCTTCGTTGGGTGCATGAATTCCTTCTACATTTACTCTTTCAAAATAGATATCATGGTTGTCTTTTAATATGTCCGAAGAAAACTTTCTATACGGATCGTATTTTTTCCTAACTGCATCATCTCTTTCTGCGTTGGCTCTACTTTCGTGTATACTTCCTCCTTGCTCTGATTTAACAAAATTTTCGTTACTAAAACTTCCGCCGGTTCCTATACCACCTGATTTTGCAATAATATCGTGTGGTGTTTGAGTTATTATGTTAGCAGGAAATCTCACGTCGCCTTCGGTTAAACCTGACAATGTCCAAATGTAATTGTAACTTGCAAATTGGTGTAATACATTAGTGTGAGTAAATTGTCTTTCACTTTGTTGGTATCTATTACTATACATTTTTTTAGATTCAACAGAATTTGAATTTGTTGTTGCTTCTGATGTATCTACGTCTTTGACTGTTTCAGATTCTATATCGTGTATAAACTCTTCAGTTTTGTTCTGTAAACTTTTATTATTCTTATAAGAATTTTTATGAATATGACTTAGGTTGCTGTTTTCAAGTTTTTCTTCTACTGTGGCTCCGGATGCCGAGTCTGACGTTGTTGCTTCTGCTATGTCAGATGCAACTATTGTTTCTAAATCTAAAGCAAATAAATTTACTCTATGTTCTTTGAAGTACGCCATCTTCTCGTCGTAGTTCATTTTTTTAAATGCTTGAATTTCTGCGGAAGTGAAATCTGCCATTTTACAATCCTAGATCGTTTTGCAAATTACTTAATTTTGGTATTCTTATTACAGTTCCTGGTTTGAAGTCGTATATTGGATCTTCTATTTCGTTTGGATTTCGTTGAGCAAACACCCACCATAACCTTGGAGTACCATATAAGTCAAATGCCAATAGGTCTGGTCTGTATGCATATATTCTATCAATCTCATACTGAATATCATCTGCACCACCTGTTATAGGTCTAGGATTGAAAATACTTAAATGTGTATCTGTTTGTTCAGTGTTAAGATACGGAGATGTGTTTGAATATTTTGCCATTAAATGAATCCTACCCCGTCTTTGTTTTGTAAATCACCAGATATAAAATCTTTCATATTAAATTTCTTAATTGTATCTCTAGAGTATACTGGTTGTAATTGTATTGTGAATAAACTTTGTGTCGGTGCCCACGTTTCAGGAAGAGCACTATCTTGATCCATTGTTCTCATCTCATTTGGATTCATTGTGTCTGCACCTGAATTCATTGCTCCGCCCATTCCCATTTGACTTGTAGAAATATAATCTATTCCTTCTCTTAATTCACAAGTGAATGTACTGATAACACAAGGAATATTTTTAAACACATGATTTCCGTATCCGTTGAGTGTACATATCGGAGGAGGATTTCCTCTGTTTGCATCACCTTCTTCTCCGCCAAAAAACATTTTTGTTGCCGATCTTAAAAAGTGTAATGTTGCCACCCAATACAATGCGTCTTGTTGATTCTGTACTGGAAATTCTGCAACTATTGTCATGTTTGCAGGCTCAGAATTTTGATATGCGTAAAATGGATAGTTGGCATGGGTTGTTGCTAATGGATTATAATTTGCATTGTGTTGCAAAATAACCGAAGGTGTTAATGGAAATATAATTCCGCCTTCTTCTGCCAATGGTCCCAAAATATTTGATTTTGATTGTGATTCAGTTTTACCGCCACCATTGAAAAAGAAGTTGTACATATCCTCTCCTTTACGTAGAGTTAGTTTGACTCTCCAATCTGTTTGCTTTGATCTTCTAGACCATTTTGCTGTTGTGTTTGCTGACATTGGCCCTTCACCACCAGGTGGTAAACCTGCGCCAAATAGACGGCCTAGTGTTCTACTAAAAATATTGCCCCCACTGGTTTTAAACACCTCTGTTAGGGTCTTCTTATCAGGACTAAATTTATCTTCAATATCTGCCATATTTTTCCGGTTGCGTTTTCAGTTTAATAATTGTATACTTTAACTATATTTATAGGCACAATTTTAGGCGTATTTAATTCCCGTTACGGCACACTTTAACAGACCTGTTTGTGGTCAACTTTACAACAATTATAACAGCAATAGCAAAAAGCAAGGAAAAATGAGAAGAGTAAAGTACCTAAATAACAGAGACCTACTAATACAAATACACAAAAGCAAGATGACCTATAGTTCATTTGTGGACGAGGGTGATGAGTTTTTTGATGTCATTGTGCCTGCAAAAGAAAAAATTAACATTAGATCCATTGCAATGGCTAAAAAAACAAGGGCCAAAAAATTAACACAGGAAGCATGGGAAAAAGCAAAAGAAGATGGCCAGAAAAAAATTAAATTAACTGACTTTACTGTTTCGCCTAGAAAAATTGATAAGACTGATTTAGTATTTAGAGTCATGACATTTGATCATATACCCGAAGATGCTGATAGAAAAAGAAATCCAAAGTCCGTGGCAGACAGACACGTTAAAGTTAACTTTCCTCCATACCAACATTATAAAATTGACAAAAAAGGAAAACTATACTGTGTAGGAAAATCACATTGGGAAGGTGGTATGTCAAATGGTAACTTCAAACTGGATGGTGGAAAGATTACAAACGAACTTGCAAGAATGTTTATGAAATTGTGTGAACGTTACGGTACAAGAGCAAACTGGAGAGGTTACACTTATAATGACGAGATGCAATCACAAGCACTGATGCAATTATCACAGATTGGTTTACAGTTTGATGAATCAAAATCAGAGAATCCGTTTGCATATTATACTGCGGCAATAACAAATTCATTTACAAGAATTTTAAACATTGAAAAGAAAAATCAAAACATTAGAGACGACTTGTTAGAGCAAGAACACATGAAGCCATCATTTACAAGACAGAATGCAAACGAGTTAGCAACTGAATCATATCAAAAGAAAGTTAAAAGTCTGCATGGAGCAGTAAGAATGGCAACAAAGACATCTATTAAAGAACTAAACAAAAAATTAAAAAAAGAAAAAAGAAACAAAATGAGAGATGAGGACGACGATAAAAAAATTACCGATACACTCCATGATGACGAACACGAGATGTTAAAATACAAAGATATAAAACCTGAAGATATTAAACCTCCTGTAATGAAGACTTGGGGTACTAGAGGTAAGAAGTAATATGGCTTTTTTTAAAAAGGTAGCCTGTTTCACGGACATACATTTCGGACTAAAAGGTAATTCTCGAGTACACAACGATGATTGCGAATCATTTATCTATTGGTTTATTGAACAAGCCAAAGCAGAAGGATGTGACACTTGTATATTCCTAGGTGATTGGCACCATCACAGATCAGCCACAAACGTTTCTACTATGAACTATACTGTTTCTAACATGGAACGTTTAGGTGCGGCATTTGAAAAAGTTTATGTAATGATGGGTAACCATGATTTATTCTACAGAGAAAAAAGAGAAATTAACTCTATGGAATTTATTAGAAACATTCCAAACATTGTAATGGTTAACGAATGGATAGAAGACGATGACGTTGCAATTATTCCATGGATCGTAGGAGATGAATGGAAAAAAATTGCAAAAATGAAAAAGAAGTATGTGTTTGGACACTTTGAACTACCATACTTTAAAATGAATGCAATGATTGATATGCCCGATGTTGGTACAATCAAAACAGATCATTTCGCAGGATGTGAAAAAGTATTTTCAGGACATTTTCATAAAAGACAACAAATGAAAAATGTAACTTATATGGGTAATGCGTTTCCTCACAACTACGCAGATGCCGGAGATGATGAAAGAGGAATGATGGTATTAGAGTGGGGTGGTGAGCCTAAGTATATTAATTGGCCTGATTGTCCAAAGTACAGACATATTAAAATAAGCGAACTGTTAAAAAATGCAGACGATTTGCTAGACAAAAATATGTATGTTAGAGTTGGTTTAGATATTAAAATAAGTTACGAAGAAGCAAACTTTATTAGAGAAACATTCATTGACAAATACAATTTAAGAGAATTACAACTAATACCAGAACAGGTAGATAATGCACAACAACCGCTTGTTGAAGTACAAAAGTTTGATTCAGTAGATCAAATTGTTTTAAAACAACTGGAAGGTGTTGATTCCGAAACGTATGATAAAAACATCTTGATGGCAATTTATAGGAATTTAGATGTTAACCATTAAATCATTATCAGTAAAAAACTTCATGAGTGTAGGTAATACTGCACAAGGTATTAATTTTGACAACAAAAGCCTTGTTCTAGTAATTGGTGAAAACATGGATCTAGGCGGTGACGATGCCGGTGCTAGGAATGGTACTGGTAAGACTACAATTATTAACGCACTATCATATGTGTTTTACGGAGAAGCATTAACAAGTATCAGGAGAGATAATCTTGTAAACAAAACTAACGAAAAAGGCATGATGGTTTCTGTGTCGTTTGTTAAAACCAATATTACATCTA